TAGTTTTACTAGCGTTTCCTAAACCGCTAAATACTGCTGTCATAGCCTCTCTATCCATATTGGTTCTACGATAACTTACATTCTGTGTTATACCTGAAAGTATGCCCCCAGACTCTAAACAATACGAATTATAAAAAGTATTTGTAGTTGACGAAGAAACATTTGATGCGTCAATAGTAGGGACATGTCTTACTCCAAATGCGGAATTGAACATCTCTGGCATTTTTGTTATATTGTCAGCGTTATTATTTATTCCTGTAAAACTATCTGGAAGTTTACTGAAATATGTAGCCTCAAATGCTTCCTGATAGTCTGTAACTCCTGCATTCCCAAAACCACTACATGTTCCCTCTGGAATTTCAGTTAAGTTATAAGTGTAACCAAGGAATCTTTCAAAGGCATCAGAGTCGCTTGCGCTTATAGTAGTGAAATCATCTGGCAATCGAGTTAAACTATTACAATTATAAAACATAAGATTAAAATCAGTACTTGAATTGGTAGCAAGGCTATCAATAGATTTTAAACTATAACAATTATAAAACATTTGAAGTGTTCTTGTAGAGCCTGTTATATTTAAAGGTGGAACGTTTTCCAAATTAATACAACCATTAAACATACCAGCGGTATCCGTGACATTAGAAAAATCAATCTCAGGTATTCTTTTTAAAGAAACACAGTTACTAAACATGTATACAACATCGCCAACAACATTTGTTAATTTTGGTATGGTTTGTATTCTATAACAACCATAAAACATCCCATGCATAGGATTGCTATCAGCTTGATTGGTAGAAGAAGTATCTAAAGTTTTAGGGATTTCCTCTAAAGATGTACAAAAATAAAACATTCTATAAAAATCTGTCCCGCTTGATGTATCTAAAGGAGGAATAAATCTTAAATTTCTACAATACATAAACATTGCAGAAAAATTAGTTGAATTGCTAGTATTCATCATAGGAACCTTTTGTAACGAGGTACAATTCAAGAATGTTTGTCTCGTACTGGTAGGCGCTGCATTACTAATAGAAGCTGGTATTTTTATAAGTTTAAGACAGCCACTAAATGTGTTATATAGATTTGTCGCTCCACTAAAATCTAATTCTGGTATTTCTTCTAATCCATAACAAGCGTAGAATGTAGAAACCCAGCTAGAAATATTTGATGTACTTCTATCGATTTCAATACTTTTTAAGCAATACATCGAATAAAAAACACTATTAAAATTATTCATACTGTCACTAAAGTTGACTATCTTTACATGCTCAAGATGTTTGCAAAGATTACCGCCATGACTACTTATTGCTCCAAAGGCTGTTAAATTGGGAGAACCAAAAACTATATCTAAATACATTCTTGGGTTAGCGTAAGGATGTGTATTATTAGGTGGATCTTCGACCAAATCAAAAGTTGTGAATCCTTGTCCAGCTTGAGGCGTGACAGATATCAGAGCTTGTCTATATGTTCTGCCATCCTTGTCATGCGTAAATTCAGTATTAGCATTTAAATTAGAATAATTATATGTATGTTCTGCTTCGGCGTTATCGCTATATGTATCTGTATTACCATCACCCCAATCAACTGTGTAATTTCCACTAGTTGTATTAAAATGGAAAACAAATTGATTTTTAAATTCGCTACTTATAGCTACTAAAGCAGTAAACCTACTTTCATTAGATGCTATTGTAGGCATATCTAACCATCTAGGATTCCTTACCCAAGGTGTAGCTTTAAGAGGTCTAGCTAGAGAGCTACGCTCTAAAACCACATTTCTTATCGGGGTGTTGCCAAATCTTATTCCCATATCTTTTAGATTATATACCAATTTGAACCATCAGATTGCACAGTCACGGATTCAAATTTTGAGTTAATGATTAAAGAGCCAGTTAGATCAATTAAGCCGACTGCGCCACTTATTGCTACAGCTCCTGTTGTAATGTTTTTAATATTATAAACGTAATTACTATTATTTACGGCTGAAGGTAATGTAATATTGGTTGATGCTGAACCGCTAACTAAAACTGTATGGTCTGTATCTGTGATAGTATAGTTGCTCGTAACAGTTTTTATAGGATTAACAACTGGAGAATTAATTGATTCATCACTAATAAAATATAAAACATTAGAATCTGGAGTTATTGCATCATACTCAGCCTGAGTAAGTTTTACTATAGAGTCAACATCAGATGATGTTACGCCAGAGGGTGACGCAATCGTAACCGCACCAGCGGATTCCGTAATTTGTATATTCGAACCTTCTGTAAACGCTAACGTCTCACTCGCGCCAAGGGTGTTGCCGCCAGCGGTGACCGTTCTAACGGAACTCAAAACACCACTTAAGGGTGTGAAACCTAGTGCGCCCGTAATCTGACCTGACGCAAGCGTCAGAGCGGCTTGGTGTTGCGTGACGCTAGACTCAGAAATTCTAGCGTTAGCGAAAGTGCCACTGTTTATCTTCGAAGTTGCGAGGTTAGGGATTGTTTCCGTAGGTAATTCAGCAGAGCCGTCTACTGCAATAGTGACCGCACCACCAGACTCCGTAACTTTTATATTATCACCTCCAACTCCAAACGCTAACGTCTCACCCGCGCCAAGAGTGTTGCCGCCAGCGGTAACCGTCCTAACGGCAGTTAATACATTACTGCCACCCATCGTAATATTCCCTTGAACAGTAAGATCGCCAGTCTTAATGTTTACCCCCCCTTCAAAGTCAATGAATAAAGTGTCAGAAGCGTTAGGTGTTTTTGTTCTATTTTGATTATCCGCTAGATAAATGTAACCATCATAAACACTTGTGCCAGTTATATACGAACCAAAAATCTGAACGGATTCAGCGCTATTAATGTAATTGTTTATGCCTCCTCCAATAACACTGTTTGGAGAACCCTCTAATACGTTACCCGTGCCACCACCAATAAAACTATTATTAGAAGTTTTAAATATTTTATTACCTATGCCACCAACAACACTTGAGAATCTAGAGCCTGTTATTTGGTTTCCTGAACCAGCGCCAATAAAGTCGAAGTCAGAATTTAACGATGTGTTTGAAGTAGATTCCTCTCCAGAAATAATGTTTTCGCTTCCAGCTAGGATAGTAGAGAAGTCACCAAAAATTTTATTTTTAGTTCCCAGTAAGATTGCAGAAGCAAAAGAATTAATTTCGTTGCTTTGAGCGAATTCGCTAGAGCTTGCGTCAATAGTCCCCGATACACTAAACGCAATATTATCAGCAGCATAATTGATGGCGCTCTTAGAAGCGCTTGTATCTGCTTGTATTACTGCATTACCTAAAGTAATATTTTGTCCCGCTGGGATACTTGCGCCAGAAGTAAGGTTAGCCTCTCTGTAGAACTCAACCTGTTCAGAACTGCTGATTTGTAAAAAAGTTTCTGGAGTTGATGAAGAAACTGCGGCATACTGAAGAGTAACGAAATTACCTTTTAAATTTAATGGATGCCCACCAGAACCGATAGTAGTAGCACCGCTAGTAATTATATCTCCACCTACAGTTAGATCACCAGTAATTTGAGATGAACCTACAGTAAAACCTAAATCCGCACTGTTCCCATTAGCAAGAACCCCACTTAGAGTCCCACCCCCCAAACCTGTAATATCCTCTGTGGTGACAAACCTATTAGTGGGAATGGGATTATCTTTGAAAGTGTATGGGCCGACAGTCCAAGCTTCACCTGTACCAAGCTGACCGTAGGGAAGAAAGTGGAGATATACACCAGTATCACTAGGCAATGCGCCTTCGTTAATATCAAATGATTGAATAGTCTCACTGGTTAGATTGCGTGAAAAAACTGAGTTAGGGTTAATCTGGCTATTAAATACGCCTGAACCTGTTGAGCTATAAATTTCTAATCTATCAAAAGTTGTGTAAGCGGTATTATTATTAAATGTTACAGTGCTGGTCAAAACCCCAGTTTGACCGCTTGCATTTACAGCTGTCTTACTGCTGGCAGATGAAGAGTGAGAGGTCGTACCTGTCGAATCTCTAATTGTTATGCCACTAAATTCAGGCACATTGCCATAAAAATAAAATTCAGAAGTGTTAGTCTGCGAATTTTCTGAAACAGTAGCTTTAACACCAAAGTCCTTCGTGTATTGACCGAAAACATTAATGTTGTTGTACTCTGTTATACTAAATACGTTAGACTTGTAATCAGTAAGGTAATTTTGAAACTTAACAGTCCCATCAATATTTAGAATATCCACGCTGACATTATTAACATAAGGGTTTGCTAAAAGCTCTTGATTACCCGCTACCCCTCCACTAACCCTATCTAAAATACCCAGATTAACAGTAACATCTTTTTTAAGGTGTACTCCGCTACCTGTAGATGTCAAACTTAAATCCGTTTGATCAACAGTGAAAGATGGTGTAAATTCGTATAAAGGCATTTAACTAAATGTTACATTTGTTATAAAAGATCTATCAAAGTCTTCTAAAGCTTGATAAAGAATGAATGTTCTTACGGTTGAAAATTCAGAATCTGTAGTTTTCAAAGTATCCGAAGAAGACCCTATAGCTTTTACACTTAAAGCGTAATTCCCTATAGAGCTTAAATTGTCAAACTTGAAAGATTCGTTTGTCGTATTTATTGGAGCTTTGTAACTACTAGGAAAACTTAGAACGACTTTATAACTTGATTTTTCTGCTACCTCGTCCCAATCGCCACTAATAAAGAAAGTGTCTGTTTCTGTACCTACACCAGTGGTGATGGATAAATTCTCTGGAGCCTTCAAGCCGCTGTAGGTTATGTCGCCAATCGTGGTGGCAACATTATAATCATATGTGTTTTCTTTTTTATCTAAAGATATATTATCTTCGATTAACGAAAACTTACCAGTATCAAACTTAGCCGCAGATACTAAATATTCGTTAGGGTTGTTTTCTTTAATAGAGTCGATCTTGTATAAGATGTCACTTGCGTCTTTTAGATCAAATCTGTATGGGCTACCCAACTTGATAAACTTTAAGAAGTCAGGTTTATCTACACCGCTAGCAAAGCTAAATCCGTCACCAGTATTAACGTTTCCAGTCACATTAAAAGTCATAATGTGGGGTTCTGAATTTTGAGTTATTTCTGACTCCAATATGCCCCCAATATTTAAATCATCCAAATCGCCACTAAAGAATCCCGAAATATCTTCTTCTACTAACACTCCTCTTTTATCAGTAGCATCACCAGAATAATTCACAACAATACCTGTATCTAATTGATCCAGATTCTGAACACCTGTTGATTTAGCTACAAAATCTCTATCTACTTCTTCAAGACCTGTTGCAAATGTCCAACCTGTATAATCCGTGCCGAAGTATAACATGTTATCTCCAGTGCCTGTATACAAGGCGTACTCAGAAAATGTACTTAATTCTTCTATATCAAAACTTGTATAACCATCTGTGTAACCTGAAAAATTGTATAATCCAGTATAAATATTAAAGGTGCTAGCTGCTGGCGAACCAGTAATAGTAAAAGTATCTGTTCTAGTTCTTTTTGTTTCAGCAATATTATTCAGACCTGAGATTGAAGTTTCTCCTGTAGGATTATACACAGTTAATATACCCGTCATAGAGTTGGGGGAATATGGGCCGCTTAATTGAATATATTGGTTGTCTACATCAACGCTAAGGACTTTACCGAAATTAGATTTTTCATTTTTTAAATCGTCGTCAATAAGAATAAGATCTCCGGGTTGGCATAGTAAAGCTTCTAGACCAGAAGTGAATGCTATCCTTTGGTTCTCTTTGATAGTCTTGTAAATCAAATGTTGGCCAATTCTTCTAGCCATAGATCTGGATGTCACACCTAAACCATCAATTCTTTTTTTAAATACACCTCTGCTTCTAATATCCTCTTCATCCTCAACGACTTCAACTTTTGGCGTGAAATTTTCAAACCTATCTAAATAGGAAACCTCAACAGTGTTGAATTGTTGATCTCTTCTTAGGTTAGAATAATTAAATCCTCCGTCTTTTACGTTATTATTATTGAATATAGCTACGGGGGATTTGATCCTTTCATCAACAAATGAAACTTCTGAGGCTCTAAAGAAAGTTTGCCCCCTAAACAATTTTGATATGAGCTGTATGGAATCAAAAACTTTTTCATCACTCTTGAACATAATATTGCAAGAGTATCTAGGTTCTAAACCACCCCTACCATCTGGCACACCTTCAAAATTTCCGTTTGAGTCTACAGCGTCACAGAATCTGCCAATCTTGTAAAGTTCCCATTTATTAATGTCATTCTCATCTAAATATCTACCTAAACCATATCGAGTATTCGTGAGAAGGTCATATAAAATCCAAGCTGGATTGTCAGTCCAACCCATTTTAAACCCTCCAGACCAATCTCCCTGATATACAGATTTATTTTCTTCTGAAGCGTTTCCGAGTTCAGACGCATCATCGTAATATCTTTTATCTTTTTTCCTATTAGTTTGTTGAGTTGGGAAATAGTTTGTTGGAATCAGGACTAATTTTAATCTAGCATCAAAAGATCTTGCTGGCGTAGAAGAGAAACTTTTCGAATCCAGTTTTGTCCCCACTATTGCGGAGAATGGATACTTTAAATTAACTGGAATAATCTCCGTCACCTTAGCAAACGTTAATTCCTTAGAGATTAGAACTGAGAATGTCTCCGTTGATAACTTGCTTACTTTAACATACCTCCTTTCTGGAGAAGAGTAAGAATTGTTCGATGAGTAATCGTTAATTCTTGGTAGTGGGAACGGTGTAGATAAGTCAGCGTCACCACTTAAGTTTTGAAAATCTCTAATATGTTTAAATTTTTCGGGATTATTTATATTACTAGGATTGCCTATATCGATAACAGTCGTCCCTTCTACAAGAGCTGAAATCCTATAAGTTTTTGTTAGCGTTTGTTGAAGCGTCCCATTAGACAATACTTTACCCACTTCAATCTCAACATTCATAATAGCTGGGAATTTATCACCAACTTTAAAAACATTATCCCCAGATCCGCTATAACTCTGCTCAATAGTATCAAAAAGAGAATCTATTTGTAATGTTACGAAAACCTCAGAGACATTTGGATTAATGACATAATATGTCATTGGCGCAGCTCTTTCATTTAGCCGGTATGAATTGTTATCTGAATTCCAAGAAGAGTAATCCTTATCAGTGGCCTCAGATCCTGCGCGTAGGTTGTCATTACTACCCTCATCAGTAGGTAAGCCATTTTCAAGAGTAAGATTTGGGCCAGAGTAGTCAGCTTGGTCCATAGGGAAGTTATCTTTTTTATTGCTATCGTTTCTTTTTATTCTTTGGACTTGACCTGAAGCTTTAAAAGGTCCATAAACATTTTTGTTTACAGTTTTATCTATATGGATTTTGTTAAAGTAATGGAAGGGTTTTTGATCCTCGTAACCTTTTCTAAATTCAAGTAAAACATTATTGTAATTGTATTTAGAGTTGCGGGTATTAACCTGTGGAGTTTGAGTTATTGTTAATTGCGTGATAGCTCCTAATTTTGTCATCAAACTATTGATATTAAAATCTTGTTCATAACGCTGATTACCAACCCGTACTCCTTGCTGCCAAGGGAAGTCTTGGTTGTATGAATTCTCTACAAAAATAAAGGATGCTCCTAATATATTTTCACCTTGTTGAAGTTCACCCGCTCCCCCTTCTATCGTATTAAAAATTGGGATTAATAAATCTTGGTATGAGGCATCTTTAAAGGTTGGCGAGGCTAAACCGTTATTTTGGGTAGGTATTAAAGATACCTCTCTGGGGTCATTAAATATTAAACCTGATGGCACACTATTTAACACAGTCCTATCTGGAACATATGCTACCATATAACCTGATGTCCATCGCGGGTTTGAATTTTGAAAAAATTCACTAAAAAGATCGTAAGCGGAAGTTGTTTTCCATACATCAGAGCCAAAAGCTTTATTCATTTTTTGCTCTATGAGCTTTCTCATGAAAGGGTTTGTATCTTCTCCCCCCTCAGAGGTAGGGCCGTAACTGCTCCATGCATCTAAAATGTCTTGAAAGAATTTAACTCCAGAAGAGTCCTCTCCTCCAATTTTAACATCGCCACTCTGACCAAGCTTTGTATGAAAAATGGTATCAGCGGCAGCGGTAAACGCCTCTTGGTCGAGATTATCTGAGACACTCTTTACACTGGTTCTAGTGAGGGAAAGAAAGCAATCAGAATTACCTATCGTGCTATTATTATTCCACATTAGCTGTACTATACCTCGGAGTTTATTTCTAGCAACATTCGCTGCGTCTGCGCTTCTCCAAGGGTCATCGTGGGCGTAGTGATTAAGTACTCTAAAAGATCCGCCGTTTGGCGTAGCTGAAAATTGTATACCCTTTCTATCGTTGAAGCTGCCAGCGTCAGCAACGAACTCCGCGATGGGAACAAAGGGTTTCATCTCTGTATTAGCCCTCCTCAAGATTGGCTGCTGTTCGAAAAAATTTTCGTAAGAAATCCGTGACAAACTCCAATCCTCCTGAAGATCATCCCAACCGTCTCGGTCACGATACCTTAGATCGTTAAAGCTACCCCCTTGCGGATTTAAGCCTTGAAAAGTTGTTATATTTGTGGAAGCTCTTGTATCATTTTCTAGAGACAACTCGGACTCAGGGTCTTGATCTGCTTCGACGGAGATGGCAACTGGAGTTCCATCAAGATAAACCCCTCTAGATAACTCTGTTTCTTTTAAAAGATCACCGTCACTGTCCACCAATCCCTCAATCGGCCCATCAGATATCAAATCTAAAGTTTCAATATAACTGAAAGATGCCCCAAATTGAAAATCGCCTATTTTAGGAGGAAGTAAAACAGCAGGTTTTACTTTAGGTTTTTTCTTACCCGCTCCATAGAGCTTTTTCTTTCTAGATAAGTGGTTCATGATAATGGTCTTGAGTCAGCAATTTCAACAGCGTTAGGTTTGTTACCTTCAGACACGAAAGGATTAGCAACCATTCCGTCAAGAGCGTCAGCTGTCTGAGGAAGAGATTTCATTGACGCTTGAATCACACTTGATCCAACTTTTAACCTGCCGTAACCAATAGGAAGAGGGGAGCCTTGAGCGGCAAGATTAATTTGGCTACTGCTAAACATCATTGATTTATTAGCTCCGCCCACAGTGCTTTCGCCTCCATCAATAGTCCCCGGGTCCATTAAAGCAAATTGAATAACCGCAGGAATCAAACTAATAGCTAAAGCTATAAGTAATTCAACACCAGACCCGACAATAAACGGCACAAGGTCTATTTCTTGAGCTTTTTTACTATTTAAAAATGATTCTTTATTGAGTCTTTGTTTATTGACCAGAATTTCATAAGAAAAACCTTCTTTTTGCAAATCCATTACAGTTTTTCTAAAACCGTCCCTATTAGCATCAATAGCTCTAATAACATCTCTAGGCTTACTAACGTCCATTTTGAACACTTTGCCGTACTTTTGAGCTAAAACCCCATGTAATCTAATAGTTGTCATAATCCTCCTTAAACCTGTTGTATGTATTTACATCTGTTTCTAGATTTTGTGGCTCATAAAGATCAAATTTTTTGGTTTCGATACTGTATATTAAAAATGGTATACAACAATTATTCGACATTTTTACGTCGAACTCTGAGGGTTCAGCGTCTGTATTGATGTGGCTATGATAAACCGCTAACAAGTCATACCTCTCCTTAAAAAGCAAGTAATTGAGGGGGTCAATCATGAAATACTTTGAAGGGTCTTCAGCTACATTTTTTTCATTTTGAACAACGTAAGTCCCTTTTTTGTTATCGAAGCCTAAAAAACCGCATATCTCTACGAAAGAATTGGATTCTGACTCGTCAACTATAACTTGTAAAGCTTGTTTTATATTCATATGTTATTTTGAGATCCTTGAGATTTATAATCGAACCCATCTGTTCCGGGGAAACCCCCAAAAGGCAGTTCAAACTGAGCATTTTGATTCGGAACAAATTCTTGGAATTTTCCTTTTGTGTATTCTATCGTGCGTTTTTCAAATTCTCCCGTGGTTCCAAAGCCTGTGATATCAAAGTTATTATGGGACTGGTCTTGAATTATAAGCTTGCTAGAGCTTAAACCTGTCTGCATGTCATACCAAACACAAAGCCTGTCCGAACCTGTAAGCGGGGCTAAATACCCAGTAGCTTCATTGTATTTTAGAGGAACATAATCGCAGTAATTACGAGTCGCCTTTTTCAAACCATTATCTGTTAAATATATTTCCGCATCCGATATTGCATTTGTAGAACCTATGTGACAAACTTCATCGTCATTAAGTCTGCCTGACCAAAGACAAAATTGACCTATATCACCCCCAAGACAAATTTTTTCATTCAAATCGCCTGTTTTGTCGGAGAATAGCGAAAGAAAATCAACTCCAGTGTTGCCACCATCAATATTTATAGTGAATGTGCTGGAGTAAACAGTTTTTCCATATTGATTTTTTTGAGGATCGACTAAAATATTTATTGTGGAATCAGTGTTTTTTCTGAAAATAAGGCAATGAAACTTATCTTGAGATGCTATTTTAGTTTGAACTTTTGTTAATTTATTTGTTGTGCCGTCTTCTGTGGGGGTGGCTAAATTTAAGTATTGACCTTTATCATCTTGATCAAAAGGTCTGTCTGAGAAATGCAAGTTTGCTCTAATTAAATCATTATCGCCAAACGTACCGTCTTCCGCGGGGGTAAACTTGTAATCTGTTCTTGGTAATTCGTGAGTTGCGAAAACAGCGGGATTATACCATTGCCCATCGTTAGCTTGATGTTGGGCTTGACCACGAACCCACACTGATAAAGTCCAAGCATCTCCAGTAAAAACTCCTGTCACATTCGCATCAGTTGTAGCGAACGAAGCCTCCCCCGTTATGTCTAAATTTAAATAGTCAGATGTTGCCGCCTCTTCTCCAATAAAACTTTTCACCAAACTTGCGCTAGAAAAACGCTTTTGACAGGCTTCTATTTTTTTGGTGCAACCATCTTTTTGCCAAAACGAGGGATTATCTTCTGGATGCTGCCCTGAATTAGCTTGTGAACACACATACCAAGTTCTGTATGGTATGGGGTCATTATTATATTCCGCTCTGCCTATTATAATCGACGAATCTTCAATGTAAACAGTCTCACCAACAGAGTAGCCAGAATCAGGTTGATAAAATCGCTGGTCAAGATTGATTTGCTCTTCAGCACTTATAGTTATAATACTATTATTAGAATCAGTAAAATCTGATCCATCTTCCTGTTCTACTGGTAAACCATTATACCGACAACCCAAACCTCTATACTGCCAGTAACAGTATTTGGCATTTACAGTTCTGTGATTAACATCGAAGTTATCTAGATCTAAGGGTAAATTTAACTCAAACTCAACAAAAGCTTTGTTTTCTTGTACTTTTTGCCCTATGAAATACTTTTCTTCTGAGATCTCAGAATCAGAGTTGGCTAACCCGAAAGGGTTCCCGCCATCAAAATTTACGTCATCTAAATGTTTTACAAAAACTTTTTTTCTAAATACTTTGGCGTTTTTAAAATCTTTATATTTACCTAAAAAATAAGTAATAATATTGTTGTTATTGCTGACTTTAATCTTAGGTCTTGGTAAAGTTCCATCCCCGAACACTCCAAATCCTTCGGCCTCTACAGGAATAGGTATGTATTGTACGCCTTGCCAAATCACATTGTTAGCAAAGACGGAGCCACCATGAAAACTCAAGAATTTATTGGGCGACCCCACTGTATCTGGAAACACTTTGTACAATTCTAGAATTGCAGTTGGCTGCAAATCTAATAAACTTCTTGCTACTTCGTTTTTTCCTTCAACCGCCATGTTTAATATTACACCTTTTCTACTATTATAACCTGTAGAAATGATAATTAAACAATTAATCAATAAAGAAGAGGCTTGGGATGACTTTCTCGATTTTTGTTTGAGATCCAAGCCTTACAAGGTTTTTTGTTCTGGATCTAGAACTATGAGGGTAAATGCAGTCAAAAGATACTTTAAGGAGTTCTGTAGTGATTGTGAGGTCTACCACTGTGACGATATTGGTTATGTTTTTTTAAAAGAGTACGAAACTTATAATCACATACAGTTTTTATTCAGTAATAAACGAGGCTCAAATTCAACCAAAATAAAAGCTTTTCATGCAATATTAGATCATGTCCGACAAAAAAATGGCAAATACTTTAAGTCAGAGATTAGGAGGACATTTAAAGTAGATTTTTATAAAAAATGGATAGATAGATACGATAAAAGAGCTATAATATTAAATAATAAGGACCAAACTGTCCTATGGTATAATACAGAAAAGATGAAAAAACAGCTTAAAGTAATAGGCACAAATGATGTCAGTAAGCATCTACAAGACAAAATTGTAGATTATGATATAATCAACGTAGAATCTGGTAAAAATGTTTGTGTTACTCAAATCAGTATTGATGAACAGAAGTATCTTTTTGACGGGAAGCGTGTCTCCTTACGGGAAGATAAGTGTCTAATTGAAGGAATGATCTCTGACGATAAAACATTTGTAGCCAACATAACTTTAGAATTTACACCATAATGAATCAAGAATTAGTAAAATATCGTGTATACGATAAAAGAAAGAAATATCATCACTCATACCTTTTGAAGGATGAGGCAATTAATTGTGCCAAATATGTCTCTGGCTCAGTGAAAGTTATAGAGGATGATGGGGAGAAGGAGATTTTTAGTAGTAAAAAACGAGCAAAGTAATGTCTCTAGTTAAATCTATCTTAAAAAGCATTGAGTTGTATCTCGCCTTGAGAAACAAACTCGCGTTTTTTGAAATCACAGAAAAACACAATAAAAAGAAAAATGAACTTATCGAAGAGATTGAAAAGCTACGCGCTATTGGCGACAATGAGTCCAGTGATCGTGCTGACTTCTTGCGGGGGCAACTCCGCACCGAAAACAACCAGTTTAAACATATATCAACCGTCTTCCTTGAAGCTCAAGGAGGGTCAACCGATTCAGACTGAAGAGGGAATTTATACCCCACAATCTGATGAAGTTTGGCATTCAGACGCTCGTTACAGGAAGCTAGAGCGAGAAGTTTACAATCAATAAAGAAAAGCCTCTCTAATGAGAGGCTTTTTCGTTTGTAGTATTAACGCTTCCTTCTTAATAGGGGTAGTAAACCTAAAGTTAAAAACAGTAAAGTATTAGCTTCTGGAACTACTGGTAATGCGGCCCCATTACCTTGGATAAGAGAATTGGGAACGGCTTCATCAAACACAAAATTATCCATCCCAAAACAAAAACCTGAATTACCGCAATCAGGACAATCTGAATTTCCAGTATGAGTGCCTGATATGCCCCTGTCAAAGATAATGACTTTATCGACATTATTAAAAGAGCTGGGTAGAAAAACATCTCTAGCACTCGCCGCACCCCAATCTACGCTGGGTAAACCGTATGCCTCTGTAGCAGGAGAACCATTTAAATACCCTTGAATTCCGATATTTTCTTCATTTGTAGCTGGTTGCCCACCAACAGAAGTATTCGAAGTGATTTGAAAATACTGTAAATCGAAAGGGGTGTTATTTTGAAGTGAGATTTCTATAGTAGAAATTGCATTCCAATGACCGTGAATAACATCATTCCCTACCTCATAATAATCGCCTACGGTTTGAAAACCCCAATCTTCGGTGGGTGAACCATATTCAAGAATAACAGACTGCTCTTGATAGCTAATAACTCCATAATTTTTAGAAGTTGTGGTTGTAATAATGGTGCTACCTGATTCTAAATTTGCCGTCCCACCTGTAAAAGTAACGATAGCCGCTTTACAAACATAGGATAAAGCTAATAGTGATAATAATAGAGGTGTTAATTTTTTCATTTTTTAAGTTTTTTGAGTAAGTAATCTTTAAATTTTGACAATCTTCCAGTGACTTTGTTAAGTAATCTACTTAACTTGCTATCTTCTGGCGCAAAAAACGCAAGTGTCCCAACTAGACCCATTACCGCGATTACAAATTCAGGCATCGAGGACATATAGGGCGCTAAAATTTTGTCGAATATTTCTTCCATAATTAATAATCAGATAGTTTGGGAGGGTTAGTAGGAGGCTCATTTGAATTAATTTTGAGATCCTCCCTCGCTTTAAGTAATTCCCTGTCTCTCTTCATCTTCTCCTCTTCAGAAAGCTCGTCTGTTTCTTCACTCTCCTCAGAAGATGGGCTAGACCCTTTTATGTCACCGTATCCTTTTTCAGCATATTCTCTAACGCCTTCGAAGGTTGAAATGCCTAAGACTGACTCAGTAAACCTATTGAACTTGGAAAATGCTCCATATTCTTGCTCTGTGACAACAGCTATCTCTATACCTTCCGTCTTCGCTGTTTTAGCTTGGAAGTAGGCTCCGCTTGCAATTGATATCACCCCAGCGGTTCCCATTGCTGCCATTTTCTGAGTTGTAACAGCTATAACTCCAGCCCCCACTGCAACCTTTTTTGTTTTTTTTGTTAGTTTTTTATTATTTTTATCTGTTTCTAGTAGTTTTTGCAAGGTGGAATCGTCTGAAGACTCACCTTCAGCTTCTGGGTTTTCTTCTCGCTCTTCAGGGGTTGATTCAACCTCGTCTTCTATCCCCTCTACTGTCTCAATCTCACACCCCTCACAAATACACTTTTGATCATCTAAATGCTTGATTCTTTGCAATAGTGTCCAAGCCGTCTCTCGCGCATGCCTATCAAGATCAGAGATAACCTCGCTATCATCTGGGTTACAGTATTTTAAAGCGAAAGCCTCGGCTTCTTCAAGATTTTTATCTGTTTCCCCCATTTGATTTTAATTACACCTAAATAAGATTATTTTTAATATTTTAAAAAAAAATGTGTAATTAAATTTATGGATCATTGGACAATTATCTCATCCGTAGTGTCAGCACTATTCGGAGGAGCTTTATGGAAATACATGAGTCACAGACTAAGTGCCGAACAACAAATAAAAAAATTAGATTACCAAACAGAGGGAGTTCTGCTTAGTAACCTAATTGATAGAGTGAGTAAATTGGAAGCTCTACTTATTAGCTCCTCTGAAGAAAAAGAGGCTATGAGAGTTCAAATAAGTGAACTAACTGTCCAAGTCACAGAATTGAAAGTCGAGATCAAATTTTTAAGGGAAGAAAATCAAAGACTTAGAGACGAGAGTCAAAGTATATAGAAGTTATAAGTAGGCTGGTTACCCTCTTGGAAAGCGTTCTTATAAATGTGGAAATTTAACTTCCCGCCATTTTCAGCAATCTTTTTCAAAGCCTCTTCACTGAGGTTGGCAGAGCCAGATAGATAAGCCTCACCTTTTTTGCTGTTTTTGATCCAACAGCCCCCCGCCTTCAGCTTAGACCACTCATTGGAAGAGTCCTTCTGTTGCTTTAATGAAGTCTGATTTATGTTGAGATGGGACACGTTGGTATTGGCGCTTGAATCTTCTGTAGTTCCTTCTTGATGTCGGGTCTTCATTGATTAATGATAATGCTTTTCTTATTTTTTTGCAAGTTTTTCCACTCATAATTTTGCTATGTAACTTTCTGAATCTTTGATGAATCCAAGCCTTCTATAAAGGCTTTTTACTTTGTCTTTGTTTGGGGATTTTTCGGAGCAACCCATTTGTATATGCTCAAAACCGTTATCTCTAGCGTATTTTATCGCTGTCGCTAGTAGCTTATAGCCAGCATGAGGGTTACTCGAAAGCCAGATGTATTCTGAAAATATTTCTAGCCCATGCCTTGGGCCTTTATCCTTTAGGAAGACTATACCTGCATCATATTTACCTAAATTATTTAGGTTAGCCCACACAAACACATTGTAAGCCAACATCTTATCGTGAGCAAAAGCTTGCTTAATTGATTCAACTCCATTTGGGAGAAGATAGTGATAGTTATTATCCTCCTCCTTCAGGTTTAAGTAGTCAGAAATATCGTCAGCAGCTTTGTTGAACTGCTCTGCGCTAACTATCCTCTTAATCATTTGTGTAAAAGCCCAATAAGCTTACGGATCTCTTTACTTGGGACATCTTTCCAAGACTTCCACTTTGCAACGTCCTCATTTTTATAAGTTTCATCCTTCCAAAACACCTTCAGCATTTCAATAAAATCTTCAAATGAGGATACACCCTTTTTAGACAGTAAAGTTTTTTGTAAAAGGCCAATAGGTGTAGTAGCCGCTGCCTCCACAGACTCCACAGAGATGCTATTATTAGCCCCTTTCGACTTATCAATCTCATCTGCGCCTACGATATGAATATTCAAGAAATTGCGAACGCAACGTACGAAAGCTCTGTTGCAAGCTATCGTCTCCAAAAATTTTGAAGCAAATGAATCTGTATTATCTAGTGTAGCGTTAGCTACGTCTTGATAAGCAACCCGCTCTTTTCCGCTCTCATAATTAGAAGACCAAAGAATTTCGCAAGAAGCGACAACGTAGCTCTCAGATACGTTATCAACCTCAAATGACACATTCTCAAAACCCCTAAGTCGAGCGAGTTCTTTAATGCCCCCAAGCATAATGAGTAACTGATTGTCAGCTAAACCTTCAGAAGAATCTGGTATAGGCTTGTTCCTGTAATTAAACCAATCGCGATTTGGATAAAGAAACTCAGGTTTAATCATAGCTCGCCAATTTACTGAGCCATCTTCATTAAAGATGTAATCAACATTCTCTAGGAGACCATGCTCATCTCTCTTGTAAAGATCGGGTCCGAATAGTTTTTTCTTGGTGACTTTTTTAGCTACTTTTTTCTTGCTCATAAATATAGAAGTGTTTGGACTCTTCCCAGTATTCAGGAGTATCCAATACTTTATCGCAGGAGTCAAGCCCTTTTTTGTAATGAGCGTAACTCATGTAAAT